ACCGCGTACATTTTTTATGTTGTTTTTGGAGTTACCCCTAATGGCGGCTAAAGTCCTAAAGTTTTCTGGTGCATTTCCAGATGCTACTGATTCGCTAGGCAACAGCGGCAAGGCGATGTGGGTGCAAGGTCGCGACTTGTGGAATTCAGGAACGCTGACAGTACGCGATTTGGATGCTTGGAAGATGTTATGCGAATCATTTGACGAGCTCGATCATTGCGACGAGATTGCTGCTCGTGATGGTGAGTACTCGCTTTCGAGTCAGGGTACTTATTCTGAGCACCCTGTATTGCGACGGAGGCGAGCGACGGAGCAAAAGATTCTACGCTACCAAAAGTTGTTCGGATTAGTTCCAGATGCACGTAAGAAGCGACCAACGGTTCAGCAGGGCGTAGCAACTCGAAAGCGATAGATGGACGAACTGACGAAGCTATGGATTAGAAACGAATCAGACAGGTTAGCGATTGCTAATGGTTGTTGGTTCGATGCTTCGCGTGGTGCAAATGCTGTTTGGTGGATCGAAAAGTACTGCCGATTGTATGAGGGTGAATGGGCTGGTCAAAATGTTTTGCTCCGATCAGCTTGCGAGGAAGTTGACAAACAGATATTGGAAGAATGGGAGGACGGTGGCGAAGAACTTTCGATAGCTCGGTCAGTCAAGTATGCAGACTGGGTAGCTGTTGGCGGTCGTCCAGATTGGCAGTATGAATGCACGATGCGGATGTTCGGATGGGTTCGCAATTCCGAGCGGTGGGGGCGTGTTATCCGTCGCTTCAATGCCGCGTCGATTTGGATTCCAAAGAAGCAAAAGAAGTCTCCAACGCTAGCAGCATGGGGCGTCTATCTGACGTGCGGTGATGGTGAACAGGGGGCAAAATGTTTTAGCGGTGCCAAAGATGGAAACCAAGCATTAATTTCGATGGCTCATGCAATGGCGATGATCGAACAATCACCAGAGCTTTCGAGTGAATGCAAGGTCAACCGCAATGAAAAGTCCATCGAACACATGCCAACTCGGTCAAAGTACAAGCCGCTATCGTCCGCAAACGAACGGACCAAGACTAGCAAGGAAGGTATTAACGGCAATATTCTGATTGACGAAACGCACGTTGTTGATAGGGACTTTATTAAGATCATTTCGCGAGCTGGCATTAGTCGTGCTGAACCGTTCCACATTGAAGTATCGACAGCCGGCAATAACCCAGACGGCTATGGAAAAGAGCGGCAAGACTATGCACGTCAAGTCGTATGCGGTGCGGAGAGGAACGATCAGCTTTTTGTTGCGATCTACGAAGCTCCGCAAACTTTAACCGATAAGGAACTAGCTGAAGATCCAGTGCGATATGGCAAGCTCGCCAATCCAGCGTGGGGACACACGGCACACGCTGAAGAATATCTAGCCGACTACAACGAATCAAAGAGAACTATCAGTGGCTTGGCTGACTTCAAAATGTACCGGCTTAACATTTGGCAGCACACTGCAAATCAATGGCTTCGATTGGATCAGTGGTTGAATTGCGGCAGCGACTTTAGCGAAAGCGATTTAAGCGGACGACCGACATCATTGGGTTTGGACTTATCAAAGACACGGGATATGTCGGCATTGTCCATTGCTATTCCAGTTGGTGATAAGGTTAGTCTATTCACGCGGCTATGGATGACGGAAGCCTACATCGAAGCTAACTCAGACAAAGCAGCGTTTAAGCAGTGGGTGGATCAAGGGCATTTGCTCATGATCCCAGGCGACACGATTCAGGAATCGTTCATTCGCGAAGAGTTTAGTAAGCTTTGCAAGCAGTTCGACGTTAGGATTTTAGTAAAGGACAGGGCGTTCGCGGCTGATTTTACAGCGTGGGCCGAAGATGAGTACGCGAAAGTCTTGCAAGTTGACTACCCTCAAAATGCTCAAATGATGGAGAAGCCAATCGATGACTTCGAAGCGGCCGTAATCGAGGGCAGCTTAATTCACAATAACAATTTGTGCTTGAACTGGCAGGCTGGGCATGCGTCAGTGCAAGAAAACGCCAGAGGGTTTAGAATAATCCGCAAGCCAAAGCGAGACGACTACCGAAAGGTTGACGGGATGGTAGCGGGAGTTATGGCTTACTGGGGCACAAAGCATTTGCCGAAAAAGTCTAGCGTCTATCGTCGTCGAGGAGTGTTAACGGCATGAAGTCGGTTGCATTAAATTTGGTATTTGTGGCTGGCTTGGCTTGTATTATCGCAAGTGCGTTTATCGTAGCGTTACCGCTTGGACTTTTCGTACTAGGATGTCCGCTCATTGCAATTTCAGTCCACATTCAAAGAAGGGCGGCGGCGAAGTGATTCTAGAAGCTTTTGCGTCAATGTTTTCGGCTATTTCGCTGAGCGGTTCACACCCGCGAGACCCTGCAATAGCACGAATGCTCGGAATGGGGCGTGAGAATACCGCTGGTGTATCGGTAACGCATGAGAAAGTCATGGCATTACCTGCGATTAAACGCGGCGTGCAGATCATCACCGACAAGATGTTCGGGATGCCATGGTATGTCTTCGACGAAAAAGAGGAGGGGCGTACGTGGAACAGGTCTCATCCGGCATGGCGATGCGTTCACTCGATGGCAAATAAGGAGATCGACGCTCCATCACTTCGGCAACAACTAACACAATGGGCATTAACGTGGGGTAACGGATGTGCATATATCGACCGAATGGCGGACAGTGGGCATATCGAATTGATCCCACTATTGCCGGACCGAACGCAATTGATGCGAGTAACTTCGGAAATGGCCGAGCGTATTGGCGATCCAGGGGAATCTGGTCGGCTAGTTTACAAAACAACTATCGGAGGCAAAGTCGAGTACTTGGACCGAGGCGACGTGCTTCACATCAAAGGCTTGGGTCCAAACCCGTATTGGGGTTGGGATTTGATCGAGTTGATGACTGAGTGCTTTGGCGGTGCGATGGCTAAGGATGAATTCAGCAATCGGTTTTTCAGCAACGGAGCGAACCCAGTCGGCTTTATTACGATGGATGGTTCGCTTGACGAAGAATCGGAAGAGACTTACATGCAGAGTTTGGCCAAAGGAATGCAGGGTCTCGGAAAAGCTCACAAGCTGATTCTATTGGAGGAAGGGGCGAAGTTCACGCCAGTTACAATTGATCCGCAAAAGTCGCAAATGTTGGAGGGTAAACAGTTCGACATTCGGCTTTTAGCGATGGCAATCGGCATCAAGGTTCATAAGCTAGTCGATGGTGCTAACTCGGCATTCGCTTCACTGGAGCAGGCAAACCATGAACACAAAGACGACGACATTCTTCCGTGGGTCAACAAGTTCCGCGTCCAATATGACCGAAAGCTGCTGAGCGGTGACGAGCTCGATGGTGGCACCACATCAATTGACGTTGACGACGAAACATTAGATTGGGTGCCGTTTAGCGAAAGGGCGTCTGGTAGTGTCGAGCTATACAATAACGGCTTGATTACGAAAGACGAAGGGCGGCGCAAGGTAAACTTTGGACCGTCGAAGGCAGCAAGAGCTAAGGACTTCCGCATTCCGTCCAACATTGTTTACGAAGGCGACCAATCTTTAGTTGCTCCACCAGCAAACCAGCCGCCACAGCCGGCAGCGATTGACCATAGCGACGTGGCAACCGCTTACCTAGACAAGATTGAAAAGCGGTTGATTGCACAGGCAAAGAATAAAGCCAAGAATCCGAAAGACTTCTTGGAGTGGCTAGACGGGTTGAAAGCAGAAGAAGGTCCGCAGTCGATACAGCCAAAGATTGAAGAACTTTACAGCGTGACGATCAAGCGATTGAACGAACTAGCAGAAACGAAAACTACAGCAGAGGAGCTTGTAAATGCGATTTGATTCAATGGAACCTATGGCACTTCTGCCTGAGTTTGCGTCAGTGTTAATTGCCCAATTGCGAGCTGATAAGGTAGCCGAAAAGCCACCTGAAATGATGATGCTCGACGAATCGGGAAACCAAGCAGCAGCAGGGAGTGCAACCACCGGCGGCATGCTCGCCGTTGTTCCACTATGGGGCGTGTTGTCACCCGATGGAGGCTGGGGGGGAACCTCACTAGATAGCTTTGCTCGAACAATGGCAATGCTCGATGCAAACCCAAACGTGTCGAAGATCCTGATTAACGTGACAAGCCCAGGCGGGACCGTTACAGGCACACCAGAGGCAGCAGATGCAGTGCGAGCTGTGCGAGATGGCGGCAATACTCAGATTGTTGCGATTGCTAACGGAATGATGGCATCGGCGGCGATGTGGGTTGGTGCAGCGGCTAGCGAAGTGGTCGTAACTCCGAGCGGTGAAGCTGGGTCGATTGGCGTAATTTCCATGTATGCCGATGAATCCGCGTTTCTGGAAAAGCTGGGCATCAAAGTTGATATTATGCGGACACCCGAAAAGAAAGCTCGATTCAGCGGACTTGAACCGATGACGGATGAAATGCGGAGTTTCGTTCAGGAGCGTATTGGCGTCAGCTACGAGAAGTTCAAGCGAGCAATGGCAACTAACCGGGGTATTCGAATTGACCAAGTCGAGGCTAAGTTCGGCGGCGGTGAAATGATGCGAGCGGAGGAAGCTTTGGCGGCAGGACTGGTAGATCGTGTAGCGACACTGGACCAGACCATTTCTCGCATGATGACGCGACGAGCTCCTAGTGGTGCTAGGGCGGCTTTGGCTCGAGCTCAGTTAGGAAAAAATTTGGCAAGCTAGTTGACTTTGAGTTGCAAACTAGCATACACTGATAGAGCACGCGGGAGAAAGACCCGCAAACAATACAAAATCGCGTACTGGTAAGACCAAACTAAGCTGCGGTCGAAGCTAGTGCGGGGTAAGAAATGCCTGAGTAAATCAATGGCGTTGTCTTCCAGCGAGTGTTTTTCACATTCGTCGGTGGTCAACGCCTTTTTTGTTGGTCCCGACAAAAGAACAAAGGGACTATAGAAATGGCATTTGATCCAAAAGGCAAAACCAACAAGGAACTGCTTGAATCGCGGGCAAAGTTGGTTACCGAAGCTCGTTCATACCTTGAGGCCAACGAATCGAACTGGTCGAAAGAATGCGACGAAAAGTATAACGCGATGATTTCGGACACCTCCGACATTACCGCAGCTCTAGACCGTCGAAACGCTCTTGCCAACATCGAAAGCAAGAAGCAAGAGGCGAGACTGAATCCTGACGACCCGAACGTAGCTCCTACCCGAATTGCTGGACTGAACCGCAAGCAAATTGCGATTCGGTCATTCAGTCGGTCGGGGAAGCCAGAGTACAAATTCGTTGACGTTGGTGCTCGCGGCGGCGATGACTACGAACAGGCCTTCGCGATTGCACTTCGCAGCGGCGAACGTGGTTTAGCTCCACAACAGCTAGCCGCGTTGCAATCAGACAATCCAGAGCAAGCTGGCTACCTCTTGGCTTCTGAGCAGTTCGCTGCGGGTATGCTGAAGGAAGTTGACGACCTACTGTTTATTCGCCGGTATGCCAAGATTCACACGGTAGCCGAAGCCGGTTCACTTGGGATCCGCAAGCGAACTACTCGCATGAACACGTTCGGTTGGTCGAGCGAACTGACGGTTTCGACTGAGGATTCTGCTTTGGCTTACGGTAAGAAGGTGCTGACACCTCATCACTTGACGGGCATGATTCGCCTTTCGCGTGATTTGGTCCGGCGTACCATGCAAGGTATTGTTACCGAGGTACAGTCTGAAATGGCTCGCGACGGTGGCGAACTTATGGAAGATGGCTACCTTTCTGGAACCGGAGCACAACAGCCTCTTGGCGTGTTCACGGCTTCGAACGATGGCATCAGCACTGGCCGTGACGTAAACACTGGTTCGACTACGAGCATTACCTCAGATGGTTTGGTTAACGCCAAATACGCCCTGAAAGCTCAGTATCGCAATAGCCTGATGGGTGCAGTGCGATGGCTGTTCCATCGGGATGCGGTCAAGATTATCAGTAAGCTCAAGCTTTCTGACAATCAATACCTGTGGCAACCAGGATTGCAAGTCGGTCAACCCGATACGCTACTTGGCTATCCGATTGACGAATCAGAGCGAGTTCCAAACACCTACACGGACGGGCTGTACTGCGGTCTGTTGGCAAACTGGAACTATTACGAGATCGCAGATGCGTTGGATATGGAAATCCAAGTACTATTCGAAAAGTATGCCGACACGAACCAGATCGGCTACATCGGACGCATGAAAACTGACGGCATGCCAACGCTTGAAGAAGCTTTCGTGCGTCTCAAGTGTGCATCGTAATCCAATCCAGTTCGTTGATAAGTGAGGACTTAACAAGTGTTAGTTTCAAAAGATTGCAAGATCAGCCAGTGTGCCACGGTGACCGCTGGGGCAGCAGCAACGACAGACATTAACGCCACGTCTGTTGACATGGCCAATTTCGAGTCTGTTACATTCGTCGTGCCATTCGGTGCGATTGTGTCTGGTGCGGTTACAACCATTAAGGCTCAGGGATCAAGTGACAACTCGTCATTCTCTGACCTAACTGGCACATCGCAGACAGTTGCGGACACAGATGACGACAAGACGTTCTATATCACTCTCAACAAGCCAGCACATCGGTACAACCGAGTGGTGGTTGACCGAGCGACCCAGAACGCGACAGTCGGCGGCATTATCGCAATTCAAACCGATCCGCGAACATGCCCGACAACTCACGGCACTAGCGTATCTGGTGAGACTCACATCTCCCCAGCGGCTGGAACTGCGTAATGAAAGTTCGAACACTTAAAAGGGCAGCTGGTGCGGTCAGTTTCGACGCTGACTGCATTATCGAACTAGCAGACGAGCTTGTGCAAAGCTTTGTTGATGCTGGTGCGGTCGAAGTCGTCCAAGCGGTTCGGGCTAAGGTCGAAAGCGTTGAGTCTGAAGATGCTGACCTAACGGAAGCTTTTGAAACGGTTGAAACGGAACCAGAGCGGCCAAAGCGAAAGCGAAAGTAGCAAATGGGGCTAACGCGAACTGTCGATCCAGCGTTGCTAGTTGTGTCGCTAACGGATGCACGAAAGCAATGCGAAATCGGCGAAGATGACACGACGCACGATAGCCACTTACTGCGTCTTATCAGGTCCGCGACGGGTGACGTCGAAAGGCACACCCGTCGTGCTCTGATAACGCAAACATGGAGACTAGCGTTGAATGCGTTTCCGTATTCGAGCGTCAACTACAGCCGCGTGTATCTGCCGCGTCCTCCATTGCAGTCGATCAGTTCGATAACTTACGTTGACGACAACGGAGCAACTCAAACACTTAGCAGTTCGTTGTACCAAGTCGCAACAGACTCAAAGCCTGGATATGTCGAACCTGTTTTTGGTGAGTCGTGGCCGGTTGTTCGGTCAGAAACAGTTGAAGCTATCAATATCACGTATCTGGCTGGTTTTGGGACGACATCGGACAGCGTTCCAGATGAGTACAAAAACTTAGTCTTCGAATTATTGGCGTTCAGGTTTTTTAGTCGTGGCGATGTTAACGCAGACATACCAAAGCATATCAAGTGGTCGATGGAGTCGCTTAAATGCGGCGCTAAGTACGACTACTACGGGATCAAAGGTTAAATGGCTGGAATTGGTTCAGTATCTCGACAGAACGTGGCCAAAATGCGGCACCGGATAACGGTAATGCAGTCTACTTCGACTGTAGACAGTTCGCGACAACCGATTGTTACCTACACAACAGCAAGATTTGCAAACGAACCAGCCAAATACGAACAAGTAAGCGGAGGCGAGGTAGTTCGCGGTCGGCAGATTGAAGCGGGCGTAATTGCGTTGTTCACGGTCAATTATCGCGATGGCTATGTTCAGACTGACCGGATTACATTTGATGGCCAGACGTATGGTATCCATCGAATGCACAAGCCGGACGGAATCAAGCGGTTCCTCGAGATTCATTGTAAGGCGGCTCCAGTATGATTGACGAACGATTAACGGAAGCTATTGCAGTACCAAAGCAGTTTGAGTTTGTGCTTGAAGATGGACGGAAGTTGCTATTAACTGCGTGGAATCCAGTCGTAGAAGCCGCTAGCTTAGTTAGGGTCAATGCTTCATTCATCATTAAGAATAAAGATGGTGAAGCTATACCTGTTAACAAAGGTGATTGATGAGCAGAAACTCCAACAAAGTAACGGTCCAGATCAACGGTGCCGAGTCGATTATCGGCTTGCTCGAACGCTTGCCAAAGCTAGTGGTGATGGTAGGTGGACCGATGGACAAAGCAGTGCGTAAGGCATCGACGATTGTTGCGGCACGAGCTAGACAGTTGGCACCAGATAGCAGCAAGACCGGCAGTCGAGACAAGCAGAGTAAAAAGACAAAAGCCAAGTGGGGCAGCAAGATAAAACGAACGATTAAGACGAAGCTGATTAAGTACGAAAAGTCAGTACTTGGAATCATCGGTCCGAAGTCACCAGAGGGCAACGCTGCACACTTCATGCAAGAGAAACCAAGACGGCATGTACTGTGGGGTAAGGCGACGATGATTAAGCAGTTTCGAATTGAAAAGAACTGGATTACGAAAGCCTTTGACGACACGAAAGAGCAGCAGATGTCAGCGATGGAAGCAAGTTTGAAAGCCGACATAGACGCGAACATGAGGAGCTAGCCAAGTGCCTGCGATGGAAGACGCTCTATGCAGCTACTTGTTAACGAAAACGGTCGTTACAAACATCATTGGAACGGGTGCGAGTGCAAGAATTTATGCGATTGTGCTTCCACAGGATTACAGCGTTGACGATGGAGCGGCGGCCACTTACGAGATTATCAGTTCGAACGAAGAACACACACTGACCGACAGATGCGGCTTCGTGCAGAGTAGGGTTCAGATAGCGACCTATGCAAAGACTCATACCGCTGCAATGACGTTAGCAAGGGCGATTAAGAATTGCGGGATTGCGGCATTAAAGGGTGTGAGTTCAAGCGTAGATTTCCGAGGCGTGACAATTGACGATGGCATTCAATGCTATGCGGAACCTCCAACAGACGGTTCAACAGAGTGGCGGTACATCGCTGAGTTTGACTTAATGATTTCTTACCACGAGGAATAGACGATGGCAGTTAATGGCGACACCGGGCAAGGGTACTCATTTACGTTTGGTACTCAATCAGTCACGTTGCTTGTGACGCAGATTACAATCGGAAAATGGTCAACTGCCGATTTGGATGTGAGCACTTTGGCAACCACTGACTTTATGGAGAAGCTTGCAAGCGACTTAAAGGACGCAGGCACGTTTACCGTTGACTTCCTGTGGAAAACATCAACGACTGCTCCTGTTGTTGGAACTACTGCTGAGACGTTGACCATCACATTCGCACAGATGACTGGCGACACGGCAGCAGCAACGCTTATCGGTACCGGCTATGTCAAAGAGATTACTTGGCCGACTGCTGCGTTAGGTCAAGTAAACAAGGGTCAGATCGTCTGTACTTGGAACGGCGACACTGGACCAGCGTATACGAAAGCGACTGTATAACCGTGGCGACTGTTACTATTCGCGAATGCAAGATCGACGAAAAGAGTCTCGAACAAGACTTTGTTTTCGTCGATGGCAAGCTAGCTGGCTATTTGACTTGGCCTCGTCAAGAGTTTAAGCCACTTGTCGGTTGGAATAACGCATTCAACCAGATGGTTTGCGATGCGTTGCAGATTCTCAAGGGTGAAGAGTTTGGACCGATCACGTTTATTGATGCTCCAGAGATGCCAGTTGTCGAAGAAGAAAACGAGGACGATGAGTAATGGGATTGCTCGATAAGATTGCGAAAATTGAACAACCAAGCAGCGATGTGACCGTCGATGGCATTAAGTACCGTATAGTCGGCAAGAGCGGCTTAGATGGTGCAACGATTGCGATGAATGCCGAAGCGGTCAATAAGAAGCGTAAGGCGGCAGGGCAAAAAAAGCTGTCACTTGACTACTTCTACCTATCCGAATGCGTTTCCGAAGCAGGCAGCGGTGAGACATTGACGCCAGAGCAGTGGGCGGTGGTTCAGCGTAAGCATACGTCGCCGCTGGTAGTTGAAGTCATGCGATTGAATGGTCTTGACGATCAGGACATTGAACGCGACCCAAAAGAGTCAAGCACAACCGAGACTTGATGCTTGCGTGTCGATTGTGCTTAGCGTTTGGCGAACAAGATCCAGAGCAATGGTTAGAGAGTTGTCCAAAGCGTGTGCTAAATGTTTGGCGGGCGTTTGCGGATGTTGAGGGGTGGCACCGAGAGCGTTACTTAGCGGCACAATCAGCGATCTCGCTTAAGCGGTTGGTAATGTTCAAGGTCAATGAGGACTCGCGGCAAGCAATACTAAGCGACATAGACAAGTCTGCTAACAAGCACATGCCGCACGATTTGCAATGGTCAGATGACGATGTAAAGCCTGAGATGGACGAGTCGATATTGAAAGCGATGAATCGCAACGGTCAAGTTGTCAGCACACCAGCGTTTAGCACACAGATTGAGGCAGACCCTTGGCGACTTCAATAAATTCGTACAGCGTATCGCTCGGCATGGATGCTAGCGGCTATGTCAATGGTGCCGCGTTATCAAGGCGTGAGACCAACGCTCTTATTCGTGATATCGAAGCGGCACGCACACCAGCGGAGGGTTTTGCAAATGCTCACAACAAACTGAAGGACGCACTTGATAAGGGTGCTATCTCGCTTGGAACTTACAATCGACTGCTAGCACAAAAGAAACAGCAGTTTGGATTCGCAGACGTATCGCTGAAAGACTATGCACGTTCGCTAGCTGGTCCGTTGGCGGTTGGTCTAGGTGCTGTAACGATTGCAACCGCTGCGGCAACTGCGGCTGGAGTGGCGTTTATATCTCACATGAAAGAGACGCAAGACGTAATTGACTCAGTTGCAGACTCAGCAAACAAGCTGGGCATTAGTTACAAAGAGTTAACCGGACTTCGTTTTGCTGGTCAAGAAGCTGGCGGGCTAGATGCCGGAACAGTTGACGC